AACTAATTGACTAATTTAATTAAAATCAACAACTTACGTGGAGAATCACCTTGTTATCGCAACATTATTTTGCCGATTCTGACCTCACATTGTCTGATCACGAGCAAATTCGTCAAATAATCGTCAACGCTCTGCATGTGCGGGGCATCCCATTTAACAAAATCACCTACGGCATCGAGGTACACGTCTACACAAAAAACCGTGACGACAACCTCGGTTGGGACATGTCGGAATACTGAAATGTTAATCATTGTTGCCAAATCTCTGCATATGCGGAAGTTTGGCTACTTTTACTAACATCGCTTTTTTCACCTATTAACTGGGTAACGTCTTAATCACTTAGGCATCCTCTGCCGTACAGAGGCGTGAGTTCGAGCACGAAAGGCATCGAAGGCGTGGTTGACCTAATCAACTAATCACCACCCAGCAGAGTGCCGAGCACCACTGAAAACTGCTCCCCTTTGTCAACTACTTGTTAACACGTTTACATTATGTGTTACACTATCCACTTGTTAACGTGTTTACATCAAACACGAAGGAGATCACCTACACATGGACAACCCATTCCTCACCCGAATCAAGTTCATCGTTGCCGGTCTGCTTGCTGCCTACATCGGTAGCACCGCACTCATCGTATTCACCGTCTTAGGAGACTAATCGTCATGCGCAGCGACATTCAATTCTTAGCCATGCGTGCCTTGATCGTTCAAGAAATCCACAAGCTCAAGTCAGTAACCGCTCAAGAGGTTGAGCACTTAGGCAACGGCGTGCGCCTACCCAAGCACTACGAAGATGCCGTCGAACGTATCAATCGTCACGTCGAGCTTATCAACGGGGCAATGGCAGTCATCAACGCCGGCGATGCCTTCACCTCAACCACCCAACCCACTCAGTAAAGGAGAAACTACCAGTGAGTAAAATCTCAAATAAAGAAATGTCTGGCTATGTCAGATCACGCACCCCATTTAGTAACCACAACGACTCAGCGTTTGCTGAGTTCAGGGGGCGCAACATCTACGCCGCCTACTCTTACGGCTACCACTTCCCCATGTACGTCTACGATGCTGACTCATTCAAATGGTTTGGCAACGAAGATAAGTACAGCCCGACCACCTCACGCCATCAGTCACAGGCGCACCCAAGTGTCGAAGGTATCAACTGGGTAAGTACTGATCAGCTCACAGCTATCATCGCGCACGACGGCTACCACAACTATGTGTCTGACCGCATGAAGGGTGCGGCATGAGCGAGAAAGTTAAATACGTCTGCCCTCACTGCGGTGGCACCAGTGTCGAGGTTGAAGCAATCGTCGTATGGGACATCTCAAAACAAATGTGGGAGATCAAAGACCTACGCGATTACGACTACTGCATGGACTGTACTGAATCCATCACTGCTGAAGAAGCACCCCTCGATGTGGGCGACCTAGCCCGCGAAGCAATTAATAAAGCTACAACTACGCGTTAACACGTTAACAGCACAAAGTAGCGCAACCAATCCCCAACAAGCCTAATAAAGGAGAATCCAATGGCTTCAATATCTCAAGCAATCGAAGTATCAACTGCAATCTACCGCCAATCAGCTAGTGCCGCGATCATGTTGCGTGGCAAACCTGGCATGGGTAAGTCTGACGCATGTCACTCTATCGCCCGTAATCTAGGCATCGAGGCTGACCGTACCCTTGTTGTACACGTCAATAATCACGACGTCGTTGACTTCACGGGTGTACCTAGCATCGTTGACGGCAAGACCGTGTTCAACCCGACCGATATGTTCTACCAGTTCAGGGAAGGTACTGGCTCAGGCGTTATCGTCTTGGAAGAATTGGCTCAGGCATCGACGCATCATCAGACGTGGGCAGCAGGGTTTATCCTCGAACGACAGACCCCGACCTTCAAGCTCGACCCGCAGGTGCGCATCATCGTCACAGGCAACCGCGCAGAAGATCGTGCCGGTGCCAAGCCACTACTCACCCACCTCGCCAACCGACTGACCATGATCGACCTCGATGACAGCGTCGACGACTGGACAGACTGGGCGATGCGTAATGGCGTAGACCCTATGCTCGTGGCGTTTATCCGACTAAGACCTGAGCTGCTTAACACGTTTGACCCGTTGCAGCAGACCAATGCGACGCAGCGTTCGTGGACTCAGCTCAGCAACGACGTGCCTACCGACTTACCTGACGACCTGTACTACATCGCAGCGAAGGGCAAAGTCGGCGAAGGTGCGGCATCCGAATGGGCAGCGACGCGCAACATCATGCACCGCATGCCTAACCTCGACCGCCTACGGGCTAACCCAACTGAGGCAGAAGTGCCTAGTAACCAAGGCGACGGGCTGACTATTCGCTATGCGATTACCTCGGCGCTTGCCACTACCACCTCGCCTGATCATTTCACCAATGACATGGCGTACATGACCCGTCTCTCTCGTGAGTTCCAGATGATGTATCTGGCTGACACGTTACGCAGTCATCCCGAGCTGCAAGAGACCAAGGTGTTCACCGACTGGGCACTGGCTAACCAAGACATGTTCATCAACGTTAAGTAAGGAGATCACTATGTATACATATACATGCGTTCATGCCCGTAAGGGCAAGTTCCAGTGTTGCGCCGACACAACGTATGACGCAGCGCAGCAAGCCGCTAGTCACTGGCGTCTTAAATCAACAGCAGGTATCGACGTATACCTAATGGAAGCGGAGTAATTAGTATGAGCACATCAATGCACGACATCTTAGCGATGGCACTTCAATCAGCTAAGGCAGTTCAACAGGCTACTCAGCCCGAATCACCTATCACGCAAGTTACGACGTCGCCGTCCCAGCAAGCGCATCGTAGTGTAGACAGTACCGAGTTCGAGGCAGTCAATGTCGACGCCACTGACACAGGTATTTACTCTAACGACGTCATAACCTACGACGCACCAGCGGATCAGCAAACCACAACGACGGCACCCAAGATAACGGTTAAAGACCTTAACGAGAAGGCAGTACTGGTGCAGGTCAAGCGACGTATGTATGCGCCGTACAAGCGCGACAACGAAGCGTCTGACGACTACGGTGCAGGTAGCGTAAACAAGCATCTGTTCAAAGATGGCAACAACCGCGTCAAGCGCACCATCAGTAAGTTCACTGCGGTGTACAAGTACGTCAAGCAGAACACGGTGCCGTGGTCGACAGGCGTGGAGATGTTAGCCAACACCCACTACTTCGAGTTCAGCTCAAACCTGACGCAACTGATCGACGATGCTGAACAAGCTATTAACGACTTAGTAGCTAACTGGGATGCAGAAGTCGCAGCAGACTTATCCCGTATCGCCAACATCAACCCGCAGCTTGCTGACCCGTCCGACTATCCAAGTGCTGACGAAGTACGTCGTCGTTTCGGTATCGAGGTGCGCTACATGCCTGTACCGGCAGCCGACGGCTTCGACCCTCGCTTGGGTATGAGTGAGAAGGACAAGCAGTCATTGCAAAACCAACTCGACGATGCAGGAGCCAACGCAGGTAAGCACATCATCGAGTCAATGCTTGATGTGATGCAGAAGTCGGTCGACAAGTTACGCATCCCCATCGGTGCAGACCAGTCAGTGTTCCGCAATAGCCTAGTCGACAACCTAGTCGAGGTGTCTGACCGCATGGCTAAGGTAGACATGACCGGCGACCCACAGGTAGCGGCAGCCATCAAGCAACTGCGATCAACTGCGGCAAACCTTCATCAGAACAGAGACAGCCTACGCAACGTGCAGCAGTCACGCGACAACGCTGTTCAATCAATCGACACCCTCATGCAGACAATGCAAGGACTTGTGTAATGGAGAAAGTAGATAAAGCAAAAGCACTGTTAGTGCTTGATCACCCATTCTTCGGTGCCACTGTATCGAAGCGACCTATTAAATATAGTGACGACACGCCTACGGCGAGCATGTCTGCCACTGGCGAGATCACCCTTAACCCTGCATTCGTTGAGCCTCTTAGCCTCAAGCAGACCATGTTCCTACTGGCGCACGAGTGTATGCACTACATGCTCAGCCATTCACTACGTTGCGGCGAGCGTGACGGCAGTGCGTGGAATATCGCAGCCGACAAAGTCATCAACGACACGTTGATCGATGCGCGTGTTGGTGAGTTCATCGACGGTGGCATCACTGAGAACGGTGCGCGTGAGCAAGCAGCCGAGGACATCTACGATGCCAACGACGCGGGCAAAGATGTAGGCGGCACAGGTTCAGACATCGGCAGACCAACCGACGGCGACGGCAAGCCACTGGACGATGCGACCATCGAGCGCCTCAAAGTCGAGGCAACCATCGAGACCCTTCAAGCGGCAAAGATTGCCAAGCAGATGGGCAAGCTACCTGCTTCACTCGAACGACTTGTCGAGCAACTGGTTAACGTGTCAACGCCTTGGTACGACATACTTGAGAAGTACATGCAGGGCAAGATCAAAGACGACATCTCATGGAATCGTCCTAACCGCAGGTTCATACATGACGGCATGTATCTACCCAGTGCTGACAACGTGCCGCGTACCGGTGAGGTTGTTGTCGCTATTGATACCTCGGCATCCATCGGACAGGACGAGCTTAACGAGTTCGCAGGGCATATCAACCGCATCATGGAGTCATGTGTTCCTGAGAAGTTAATCGTCATCTACTGCGACGCCAGCGTACAACACGTCGACGAGTTCGCGCCTGACCAGTTCCCAGTGCAGCTTACCCTGCATGGCGGTGGCGGCACGTCGTTCGTTCCAGTGTTCGACTACATCAAGGACAACGGGTTAACACCTGAAGTACTTATCTACTTAACCGATGGCTACGGCGATCAAGAGCAAGTCGAGTCACCTATCACAGACGTCGTGTGGCTAACCACAGGCTATGAGAAGTTCCCGTTCGGCGACGTTATCAAGTATGAGAAGGCAGCGTAATGAAAGTTAAAGAGTTAATCACGCAGTTAGAACACTGTAACCCTGAAGCGATTGTCTTTGCTTGGTCTGATCAAACCGGACAGCACGAGATCAACCTTGTTGATGACACCGCATCCGTCGACTGGTACGTCGACCTTAACTTCGACCTCGAAGGGGCTAACGAGCAAGCCAACCTTCGTACAGAGATCGATTCACTAAAGTATCAGATGGAACAAATCCTCGATGCTTACACTAAAAACGTTAAAGGAGCTTAATCATGGCATACGTACGCACCACTCAAACCCTACTCTCTGAATTGCATAAACGTGTTCTACAGATGATGGAGAATAAACTCAGATCAGTAACGTCTTATGGATTTACTTCGCACAACGAAGATAAGCTGTTAGAGGCTATCGCCAAGCAGCAATGGCATAAAGCACCGGAGCTACGCGGCAAGCTGCCCGAAGAATGGTGCCGTCGTTGTGACACCCGAGTCGATGTCAAAGTTAAACTCAGCGATGACAGCGCAGTGCGTATTCACCATAAGCTGTTTGACGATAACAAGCGCCCGTTACTACCGCCTATGGGTTCGACCTATAGCTTCGATGTTGATCGCCATCACTTCGATGCTGAATGCTTAGAATTGCTCAAGACCATCAAGCAGGTCGATGTTACCAAGACAGAAATACAGGAGCAGTTCAATAAGTTGAGCCGCGACTTGCGTGAGTATCTTGGTGCCCACACCTCGCTCAACCAAGCACTTAAAGACATGCCGGAGCTTGCGTTGTATGTCCCGCAAGAATATCTCGACAAGGTTGAGGCTGCCGCACCTAAAAAGCAGTCAACCCGTAAGAAAGTCGAAGCCCCTAACATTGATCGCCAAGCTATCGCAGCACAGGCTATCGCCCACCGCATCTCAGGAGGTGTTTAAGATTTATTCTTAACAATGGAAAACCAATGAACGTATTAAATCAAAACAACTACGCAGACCAGTTCGACGTGATCGTCACTGGCGTATCCCGTAACAACGACATCTTCGCTATCACCGATAACG